ATTGAATAACCGAAACGACCTGCTCCGTAAAGACCACCTGATGGATCTCCAGAAGTAGTAGTAACACCAAACATTGAGTCATCAGCATTTGGAGAACCAAATGGATCACCTGTTCTGTTTAAGTTGTCATCATTAAATCCTGGTTGAGCTGTACCATATTTAAAATCTAGATAGAAAATAAGTCCTGATGGCAAATTCATTGGTTGTACAGAAACGAATTCTTTAGCTGCAAATTCAGCGAAAATTCTTCTTACCAATGGAAGTGCAACACCTGCCCATTCTTCTGATCCTGCTGCAGTACCGGTAGCAGTAGCTTCTTTTACTAATTGACGTGCTTGGTTCTCAAGTAATTGAGACATACCAGCTTTTTCGGTTTCCCCTCTAAGACCTTCTAATAGTCCGGTTCTTTCCCACTTCGCAGTTAATGCTTTAGCAGCATTTCTTTGAACGAAGTCATTTGTTTGTAATAAATTTGAAATACTCATCGTTTTTTTCCTTTGTTTTTTTAATGTTATAGCAATCCTGCTAATTTTTTCCATCTTTCAGCCATTTCAAAGCCTTCTGACAAAACTTGTGTTGAAATTGTTCTTTGACTAGGAGCCGTTGTTGCAACCGGCTTCGATGCATAAGACTCTTTAACAACACGTTTCTTTGTAGCTGGTCTTTTAAAAGATTCGGCTAATGTTGTAAATACTAATTTTACCTCTCTTGTGTTTCCTGCGCGATCAAAGTTTTCAATTACTTTCATTTTTTGACCTTCAGTTAACTCAAAGTTACGGAACAATTTGTTTGTGTAAAGAAGTTTTGCGTTAAGAAGATTAACTTCATTGATGATTCCTGATAATTTTTTAACGGTTCGGTAAGCTTCTTCTAATTCTTTTGTTTGTGCTTCCATTTCCATTTTTAAATCTTCAACTTCGCCACTAGTTCCTGCTTCAACGTCTCCTTCGAAATCATAATCTTCTTCACGAAGAATTGCTTCAATGATTTCATCGATATCTCCTGCAGAATCTTCGTCATCATCTTCACCATGGCCATACATATCGCCTTCCATCTTCATCATGTCGTCGTCTTCGTCATGCATACCTTCATTTTCCAAGTCGCCTTCCAATTCGCGAATAATAGATTCTAAATCTAATTCTTCTGCGCCTTCGTCTTCATATTCCGCTTCTGGATTTGCTGGCATTTCTTCACCGGTTGCTGCTGGCATTGCTTCGTCTTCAGCTCCACCTACCATACCCGTTAAATCATACTCACCGTCATCATCGAAATCTAATCCAACGTTAACTGAATCTGGAAATTCGCCCGTTGCGTCATCACCCGTTTCTTCTGCCCCAGCTTCGGGTGCTACTGGTTTTTCCATTGCTGCGTTCATTTCGTCTTCATCTTCGCCTTCGATTTCATTTGTTAACTTTGTAGCTAACATTCTTTCTAGACGAGGAGCGAAAGCTTCTTGCAATGCAATTTTTGCGTTTGCTAATGCAGTTTCTCTAACTGTGTTTGCGTCAGCAATTGCTTGTTTTAGCAAATCTGATTTTGCCATACTTTTTTCTCCTAAATTTTTTTGTTTGGAAGTAAGATTATTTGAAATCTTAATAGAATTTTTAAAATATATAGACGCTATATAAAAGAAAAAATAGCGTATTCTTTAATATATATGTACCAGAAAGAAAAAACAGTAAAAAAGTCCCAACTTTTTTGTTGAGACTCATTTTGAAATGTATTGTTAAAAGATTTATTTAAAATTAGAATCTTTTATTTGTTGAATGTAATAAGCACGTTGTCTTTGTTTTCTGTTAGTAACACTTGGCTTTTCAAATTCTTTGTTGTTTTTTACGTGTTCTAAAACTCCTGATTGTTTGATTTTTCTTTTCCAAGTTTTAAGTGCGTAAGCTAAATCTTCTTTTTCTGTTCCTACTACATTTACTGCCGAAGCATTTCCTGGAACAATCATTCGATGTTGTTTCTGTTTTTTACTCATACATTATTAATTTATATTTCGGGTCTTGTTTTTGCAACTGGTTGTTCATTTCGAACTTTAAATCTAAAATGTTTGATTTCTGGTTTTTGTGAAATGTATCCTTGAATGCGTTGAGATTCGCGTGCAGGATCTTGTCCTAATCTAAAATAAAAATATCCAACTTTTCCAGAAGTCGATGTAGTTTGTTTGATAATAGTGAATCCTTTTTTAGTTGCCCATTCAGATATTTCTTGTGCAACAGCTTTTGCTTCTGCTGGATCTCTTAATACATATTCAACGCCGCCTCTATAATCAATGATGCGATTTAATAATTGTGCTTCATCTAAATCTGTTTCAGATTCTTGTTTTAATTGATTCATCAATCCTACAGTTTTTTCTAATTCCGCGTTTGTAGCTTTTATAGAGTCTGCACTAGGAAGATTTGCTTTAGTTGCGGTAGTAGTTGTAGTAGCTTCTCGCAATCCGAAAAAATCTCGATACAATTTTTTTAGTTTATTCATTATTATACCTTAATATAATTAATTTAAATGTAGTATCCAAATTATTCTACATCGTAATATTTTTTCAATCCTTCTGCAATATCTTCATATGATGCGGCCATTCTGCGTTCGTGTATCATAACTTCAGTGGCAGACTTTTGTAAATCTTTTAATGCAGATTCCATATGTTTCATGTGACGACTTGCATTAACTTTATCAACTACATCTTCATCAGATTCAGCTATCATTCTAGATGCAGTTTCAACCATTTTGGTAATTCTTTCAACCATTTCTTGCAGTTTCTCTCGGCCGTACATAACTTCGCCCATTTGCGAATAAGTTTTCAAAGACTCTGCAAAATATTTTTTATCTTCATATGTTAATGGAGCTGGTTGTTCTCCATATACGGTTTGTTTTTCGTTTTCATTTAACAATGAAATGATTCGATTTAAATTTTTTGGTGTAAACATAGTTATATCCTGCATTTTCCGTCTTCGCAAAGTATTGATGTTATGATATCATGTACTCGTGCGTATTTATCTGTTTTTATATTTGTTTTATTTACTGATTCGTGCATGTGCGTAGGACGCATAAAGGCGCCGTGTGTTGAAGGATTAGATACAAAGTCCCAACATATCAATTCAAAGTCTTCTTGTACCTCTACAGCACCCTCATTGCGTAATTCTTTAACAGAACCTAATCCGCGTGAAGAAATACCTAAGGTAATACCGGCACGAAACAATTCTTTAAGAATCTTTCCAGACGGAGTATCTAGTATTTGTACAGCTCCGTGTAAATCGTCGCCATTCCACCAAATTTTCAAAACGTTGTGCGACACGTTATTCAAGTTAACAATTGAAGAATCTGGATGATCTAACTCACCTAACGCTCTGTGTTGATCTATGTATTCTTTTTGATAGCGTTGACATTCGCGATGCAAAATGTTTTTAGGATATATTCTTCCGTTTTGGTTTTTCGCCCCTGCTCTTTGTAAAACTCCTTGCACAACAAAACCACCTGGTATTCCATATGCAGCCCCGTTTGATTCTGTTAAAGAACCAACAGGTTTAAATGGCATATATTCTACTATAAGTTGTTTTGACATATTATTCCCCTAATGATCTTATTCTTTCTGATATTTTGATTAGTCTATTTGATATTTCTGTTAATGCTTTCATTGTGCCTGGTCCATATGCAGATGACGTAACCCCTGATTCATTTTTATATTTAGTGCTATAATTTACTACCGTTTCTATTTCACGAAGTTTTTTTGCAATTTCGCGTATGCTTTCTTTAACTTTGCTAGATGGTTTAACGTCTCCAGATTTAAAATCTCGATATCCTTCTATAAGTTGTTCATATTTCGATTCTATTATATCTTCTACTTTTAATGTACGATGTTTTTTTGTAGCAGTACCAGGCGTACCGGTTAAATCTATAGAAGGATATTCATAAGATTTATGTTGCCAATCTGTTTCGTCTAATGCAAATGGAAATTTATCTACGTATTCTTCTTCTTCCGATTCCGGGTGTTGGTATTGTTCTTCGTCGTAACGAAATGTTG